ACGAGAGTGGCACAGTAGAACTTCGTGCCAATATCGTTGCAAACGGACGCATTGAAATTGGTATCTACGGATATGTTTGCGTAGTTAATCGCTACCCAACCGCATTCCGCAAGCTAGCAGTAGCCTAGTTTAACTGAGTGCCTAGGGTTGCTCCCGATCCTAGGCATCCATTAATGGGAGTTTAGAGAGGAACTTATGCCTACAATTATCACCGCAAGTCAATTGCGTTCCGTATTGGGTGTAAGTTCCGCTCTATATGATGACACTTACCTAAATCAAATAATAGATTCGGCAGAAACAGTTATTTTGCCAATGCTAGTTACATTCAAAAGCCCAATTGAAAAAGTGTCGCTGACTGATAATGTCGCCACTTTCACTACACTAGGAATTCATGAATTCACCGAAGGACAAACAGTCATCATCACAGGATGCGGAAGCCCTTACAACGGAACAAGAGTTGTGCTGGCAGATAATCTTGGACAATATACCTTTTCGCAATCGATCACTAATGCCGACATACTCGAGGCTAATGTCATCCCATCCGGAGTTGCTGCCCTTTCTGGCGGATCAACTTATGTTGGAAATGCAGCTGTTCAATCAGCCGTCTATACAGTTTCAGTCGAAGTTTTCCAAGCAAGACTTGCCGGTGGAGGACAAATCGAAGGAGTAGATTTTACTGCAACGCCATTTAGAATGGGTCGATCACTTTTCAATAAATGCGTCGGTCTGTTGGGCTCATATATGGACACCGAAAGTATGTGTCAATAAATGCCTAACGAAACAATACTGCAACAGATTCGCACACCTTTAGCAACCGCTTTATCTAGCGTTGCAGGAAATGTTTATTCATTTGTGCCTGAAACAGTAATTCCACCAGCTGTGGTAGTTGTACCTGATTCACCTTACTTAGAATTTGAAACAATTAGCAAAAGCAATATCAGAGCCAAGATCAATTTCACTATTTCAGTTGCGGTTGCATATAACAGCAATCCAGCATCGCTCGACAATATCGAGCAATTAATCATAAGTGTTCTGGCAGTCATTCCAGTTGGATACATTGTCAGCTCGGTTGAAAGACCGACAGTAACTCAAGTTGGTGCATCAACGCTGCTAATCGCAGATGTTCGAGTATCTACCTACTACACGCAAACAATATAAGGAGAAATCATGGCAACAGTCGTAATTACCGGTCGTGATGTTGGTTTATCTTTCACAGGTGGAACAGATATTCAAGCACAAGCGACAAACGCAGTTCTAACCAAGGTCAATGAGCGTCAGGTTTATCAGACCATGGAAGGCGAGGCTTACAAGACCACAAACATTTCAGGAACATTCCAATTGGACATGTTGGCTGATTGGGGCAAGGCAAACTCAGTTTGCGAGGCTCTATGGACAGCTGCTGAAAGTGCACCAGATACAGACATCAGCATGACACTTACAGCTGCATCAGGAGCACAATTTGTGTTTCCGGTAAAGCCAGAGTTTCCAACTGCCGGTGGTTCAGGTGTTGATGCTCAGACAGTATCATTCACATTCACAGTATCTAAGGGCGCAGTAACCGAAACCTTTAGTTAAAAAATAAAACGGGAGCAAACAAATGAAGTTACCAATTACAATTGAATATAACTCAGGTGAGCAAGCAACTTACATTGCCCAACCACCTGAGTGGGCTAAATGGGAAAAGCAGACAGGAAACACTATTGGTCAGGCATCCGAGAAGTTGGGTATTTGGGATCTTATGTTTCTTGCTTATCATGCACATAAGCGTGAACTTGCAGGAGATAAGCCCATCAAACCAATGGATATTTGGATGGAAACAGTAGCCGATGTAATAGTCGGTGATGCAAACCCAAAAGCCACAAAGCAGGAAGCCTAAACAGATTATTGGTTGAGTTGGCAATAGCCACCAAAATTCCAATGAGTGAATGGGTTGATGCGGACGACATATTAACAGCGATCGAAGTATTGGAGGCGAGAAGTGGCAAATGAAACTATCGCATACAATAAAAACGATTTGCGTGATATTTACAAAGCATTCAAACTTATGGATGACCAAGCAACAGAGGAAGCAAGAAGTCAATCTGCTGCTTTGGCGTATTTTGCATCAGAGGAAATTAAGCAGACAGCTAGAACTCGAACAAAGGCTGGCAAGGTTGCAGAGAGAGTCGCAGAGGGCGTTAGCATCTCTAAATCGAGCAAGATCGGTGAGTTCCGCTACGGTTTCGCAAGACAAAAGTTTTCAGGTGGTGCTACTACGCAAACCTTATGGGGTGGCGTTGAGTTTGGTTCAAATAAATTTAAACAGTTTCCTAGTTATTCGGGACGGCAAGGTCGTGGATCTCGAGGATGGTTCATTTATCCAACCCTTCGCAGAATTCAGCCTGAATTAATTAACAAGTGGGAAGCAAGTTTTAATCGCATCATTAAGGAATGGGTCTAATGGCTACTGGCAATCGCACACTTAAGTTATCAATTCTTGCCGATGTCGATGACTTAAAAAAGAAACTAGGCGATGCCGATAAAGCCGTTGAAGAAAATTCAAACAAGATTTCTGAATTTGGCAAAAAAGCAGCAGCAGCATTTGCAGTAGTTGGAGCAGCTGTCGGAGCGTATGCAATCTCAGCAATAAAGGCAGCAGCTGAGGATCAAGCATCACAAGTAAGGCTTGCCAATGCTTTAAGAAACACAGTTGCAGCAACCGATGAAGCTATTGAAGCAACAGAGCGATGGATCTCAAGACAATCTAAGGCTACTGGCGTTACAGATGATCAATTAAGACCGGCATTAGAGCGATTAACTCGAAGCACTAAAAACATTGAGGAAGCACAGAATTTAACTAATTTAGCCTTAGATATTGCAGCTGCAAAAAATTTAGATTTGACAACTGTGGCAAATGCATTAGCCAAAGCCAACGATGGACAAACTACTGCCCTTAAGAAATTGGGTATTACTCTTGGCGATAATGCAAATAATTTGACTGAATATAACAAATTGCAAAAAGCATTGGAAAAAGCACAACTTGAAGCAAATTTTGCTTTAGAGGAATATGGCGTCAAGTCTAAAGAATATATTAGAGCCTCTGAAAAAGTAGCCGAAATCACTCAAAAGGCTAATGATGTTGCAATGGAAGGCATTGATGTATTTGGCGAATTAGGTACTCAATTTTCTGGTGCAGCATCCGAAGCAGCAGATACATTTGAAGGCAAAATGAGGCGATTAAAAATTGGAATGGATGAAGCCAAAGAAAGTCTTGGAACTGCTTTATTGCCGACAGTTGAAAAATTTATTACATTTTTGAATGACACAGGCATCCCTACCCTTGATGGATTTATTGCTGGATTAACTGGCGACAAGGGATTAAGCGCATCGTTGCAAGAAAGTCAAAAAGGTGCTGAATCATTTGGAAAAGCAATTGGCTTTGTTGTTGATATTGTTAAAGGATTTATTGGATTTATAAGGGAAGCAATCGGTTTATTGACTGAGTTTGCTAATTATGGCGTTCGAGCAATCAATATACTTAATCCCGGAAAAGATATTGCTTATATTCCAAATATATCCCCAAATGCAGCTGCTTTAGGAATGTTGGGTGCGCCATCATTACCAGCACCAACCGCTAATGTTCGTGAGGATCGACCAACTGTTGTAAATAACATTACAGTTCAATCAGTTGATTCTGAAGGTGCTGCAAGGGCTGTCACTAAAGTAATCAACCAAAGCTCATCCAGATCAGTTCCACAGCTTTACAACAGCGGCATCACTAGAGCGAGATAATGTCAGTCTTTACGCCTGAATATAAGCTGAGCATCAATGGTGTGGAATACACTAATGTTGCGATCTCTGATATTGCTCATCAAGCAGGGCGTGAGGATATTTATGCCCAACCAACGCCATCTTATATTCAGATCACAATTGTGGCTTTAAACAATGAAAACTATAATTTACAAGTCAATGATGGAATAGCCTTACAGGTAAAAGACAGCACCAATGCGTTTGTGACTTTATTTGGTGGCAACATTACAGATATCACAACCGAGGTTGCATCAGCTAGTAGCATCGCAGAAACCTTTACTTATACGATCATTGCTTTAGGTTCATTGGCTAAATTGCCGAAAGTTATTTATGACGGCACATTGGCTCGAGATGATGATGGCGACCAAATTTATGAATTGCTTTCTGATTTATTTCTAAACAATTGGAATGAAGTTCCAGCAGCTGAAACTTGGTCAGGTTATGATCCAACAATTACTTGGGCAAATGCTGAAAATTTAGGACTTGGTGAAATCGATCGTCCTGGAGTTTATGAAATTATAGCAAGAGGATCAGATCCGGATACTGTCTACAACATTGCAAGTCTTATTGCTGATAGCGCATTTGGTGTCTTGTATGAGGACAACGAAGGTCGCATTGGATATGCCGATGCTTTACACAGACAGAATTATCTTGCCAACAATGGCTACACAGAGATTTCAGCAAACACAGCCTTTGGAGCAGGATTAAAGGTTTTGACTAGGGGTGCGGATGTTCGCAATGACATAATTCTTAACTATGGCAATAATTTTGGTTCACAGAAAAGCGCAATTGATTTAGACAGCATTGCAACCTTTGGTTATCGAGGCGAAACGATCAATACAGTTTTGCATGATGCTACCGATGCTCAAGCTGTGGCTAATCGCTTTATTTCGCTTAGATCCTATCCAAGAGCCTTATTCGATAGCATTACATTTCCATTGACAAACTCAGCAATTGATGATGCAGACCGAGATGCCTTGCTTGGGATCTTTATTGGTCAGCCAATGCGAATAACAGACTTGCCTGTCCAGATAGCCCCAACTCAACAGTTTGAGGGTTATGTTGAAGGCTGGCGTTGGAGCACTAGATTCAACGAATTATTTTTAACCATAAATTTGAGCCCGATTGAATTCTCACAAGTTGCACTTGAATGGGAACAAGTATCAGCCTCAGAGGCTTGGAACACTCTAAGTGGTACACTTACATGGGAAAATGCGATTGGAGCAGTAGCCTAAATGGCAAACACAACTAACTATAATTGGGAAACACCGGATGACACCGATCTGGTCAAGGATGGCGCAGCTGCTATTCGCACGCTTGGTTCATCTGTTGATACAACAACTAAAGCCTTAAATCCATCTACAACTCTTGGCGATATTGAATATCGTTCAGCAACAGCAAACACAAACACAAGACTTGCAATTGGAACGACTGGACAAGTTTTAACAGTGGCAGGAGGAGTTCCAACTTGGGCAACTTCTGATGATGCCAATGCAATTCAAAATGCAATTGTTGATGCTAAGGGAGATATTGTTGCAGCATCGGCTGCTGATACTCCAGCACGCCTTGCAGTTGGAAGTGACAATCAAAGATTGGTTGCAGCAAGTAGTGAAGCAACAGGTTTGAAATATGTTAGCGATACTCAAAACACAGTAATAGATGCTGCTGGAGATTTAGTTTATGGAACTGCTGCCGATACATTAGGCAGATTGGCAATTGGAACAGCAGGTCAAATTCTTAAAGTTAATTCTGGCGCAACTGCTCCTGAATGGGGTGCTGCTTCTGCTGGTGCATTAACTTTAATAAAATCTCAAACCATAGGCTCAGCAGTAGCATCCGTAACAGTAACCGATGCTTTTAGTTCAACTTATGATAATTATTTAATTTTGATCTATGGTGGTGCGGGTTCTGCTAGAGAGAATTTATTATTAACTCTTGGTGCCACGACCTCTGACTACTATCGTTTTGCGTATTTTGGCGAGTATTCTGCCAGTACACTAGCGGGCAACAATACCAATAATGGTGCAAGTTTTCGCATAGGTAGATATGGTTCAAATGGAATGGCAATTGAATTGCTTGTTTTTAGACCAAATAACACTGCTAGAACAAATTTTACTTCTCGAAGTGCTGAGCCACAAACCGACGGAGCAGTGGTTGCTGATAGCGGATTCTTAAATAATGCAACTGCTTACACAGCATTTACATTAACTTGCGGTGGTGCTACTACTTTAACAGGTGGCACGATCAAAGTTTATGGCTACTCAAATTAAGAAAGGGATAAAATGACACCATTAATTCAAATCGATGATGAAATAAGAGAAGCAACAGTTGAAGAAAATGAATTTTTAACTATTCAACAAGATTTTTCTGATGAATTAAATCAGGCTGACATAGCACAAGCAGCAGCCAAAGCAACCGCACAGGCTAAACTTGCTGCCCTTGGTTTAACTGTTGAGGATTTAACCGCTCTAGGTTTGTAATGAAGCCTTACCTATCTAAAGCAGCTGTGCAATTACGGGAGCAAATTGATGATTGTTTTCCTGATAGATCTAGAAAATCGGATGGTTGGATTTCAGACGCTAGGCATCAAAAAGTAAAATCGGATCACAACGCCTTGCCTTCGGGTGAGGTTTGTGCCATTGACATTACAGCTGATCTAGGTCAAGCCGAAGGCATATCTGCCTACCTTGCCGATCAAATCCGCATTGCTGGCAAAACAGATAAGCGAATCAAATATGTTATTCATAATCATCATATTGCCAGCAAACTATTGAACTGGCGTTGGCGTAAATACAAAGGCATAAATCCCCACACTAAACATATTCATATTTCATTTCATCCAAAACAAACAGGAGAGTTCTTTAACATCCCACTACTAGGAGGCAACGCATGAAACTATCTAACAAACATAAGGCTGCAATTAAGTCATATTTAAGAGCTGTGGCTGCTTCCGGCATAACTGTCCTTTTGGCAATTGTCGCTGACATTCGCCCAGAGTTTGCAATCTTGGCTGGTGCTTTAGTTGCACCTATCGCAAAAGCATTAGATCCAAAATCAGGGAGCGAAGTTGATTATGGAATCAATGCTCAATGAATGCAGAATCTTGGGTTGGTATAACCGTTGGCGTTTGCGCCATATTTACAAGTTTCTTGATGGGTCTGCGTTGGGTTATTAAATCCTACTTACAAGAATTAAAACCCAATTCTGGCAGTTCGATCAAAGACCAAATTTCAAGATTAGAAACTCAAAGTTTGCAATTGCAACAGCGTGTCGATGATCTGTTTGTCTTAATTAGTAAGCGATAATTTTAATTATGGCGAACACTCGAAAACCTATCAAACGCAAAAAGATCAATCGTCGTGTCGTTCGCCAAACTCCTGAGCCATTAAGCAAAATAGACCAGCATTACTTGGCTTTGCATGAATGTTACAAAGCAGCTAGAAAAGCAGGATTTACGCCTGAACATGCTTTTTGGCTTATGACTGAACATAAGACTTTTCCTGATTGGGTCGTAGGCGATGGTGGGATCATCCCATCCATAGATCCAACTGACGATGAGGATGACGATTAATTAAAGCCAACCGCAGGTATCTTGTAACGCCAGATTTACAGATTCCATTGCACCATCCAAAGGCAGTTTCAAATCTGATTAAAATGGCAAGGCATGAAAAGTTTGATTTTGTATTAAATGTTGGTGATGAAATGGATCTTGGTTCGCAGAGCCGTTGGGCAAAAGGGACAAAATTAGAGTTTGCAGAAACACTTGACGAGGAAAGAAAACTTGGTCAGGAAATACTTTACGATCTAGGCACGACAGATATTGTTAGATCAAATCATACGGATCGAATTTATCAAACCTTGCTTAAAGGTGCGCCATCACTTATTGGATTACCGGAATTGGCTTATGACAAGTTTATGGATTTCAGCAGCTTAGGCATTAGATTTCATAAAAGAGCTTACGAGTTTGAAAAAGGCTGGCACTTGGCTCATGGCGATGAGGGCAACATGTCTAAGCATGCCGGTATAACTGCCTTAAATCTCAGTAAAAAGTGGCATTCTAGCGTAGTTTGTGGGCATAGCCATAGGCAGGGTGCAGTCCGACACCAAACTGGCTTAAACGGGCGTTATTCAACGATTTGGGGCATAGAAGCCGGTCACCTCATGGATATGCGTAAGGCGACTTACCTAAAATATAACTCAGCCGACTGGAATATGGGCTTTACTGTGCTTAGTTTTGGCAATAAAGGACATCAAGTTGAGTTGATTCCGGTCAATCATGACGGATCATTTACCTATAATAGACGGACTTATGGGTCTTGAAACCGATTATCACGAACGCACGATTGATGACCATATCGATGATTTTGAGGATATTAGCGTTATCTAATCGTTATACAACACTCCGAAAGAAAATAACCAAGCGTCCTTGATTTAGGTCATACTTTCTGTATCCACACGAACGCTGTGGGTAAAGGGAGCAGTATGAAAATCAACGGAATCACCATTTTATGGTTCATGATAGCAACGGGCTTGTTAGCCTATGCAGTTAATTTATGGAAAACCGAAATTTACAATCGGGGCTATTGGCGTGGGCGTGCAACGGGTTGGGATATGCACCGCAGAATGATTACCATTAAGCAGCAGTCAGATGAAGTCTTTGATTATGACAAAAACTGAGCAGCTATTTGATGAGGTCATTACTACGATCCAACAGCGTGGAAGTGTTTATGGACATCCATACTACAACCACAAAAGAATTGCAGGTCTTTGGTCTGCTTATCTCGACTTCCCAATCACACCACACCAAGCTGCATTATGCATGGCATTGGTCAAGGTTTCTAGGCTTAGTGAAACCCCAGATCATTACGACAGCATCAAAGACTTTGTTGCCTATGGATCTGTCTATAAAACTGTGCTTGATGCCGTCCAAGATGAAAACTGGGAGGATTAACAATGGCATTTAAATTAGATGATTATGAGGATGTGGCAACCCTTAACAAATGGTTTATTAGCAATTATCCAATGGGGAGATCAGATCTATCAGTCATAAGTCATGATCCGGAAAAGGGTTATATCTTGATCCAAGCAACAATTTGGCGAGATAGTAAAGATGCTGCTCCGGCAGTTTCTAATGTCGCATTTGGATCTAGGGAAACTTACATTCCTAACATGAAAAAGTTTTATGTTGAGGATACTGCGACAAGCGCATTAGGTAGAGCAATTATTCTACTCAAAGGATCTGACAAAACTGCCACGAGAGATGACATGCAAAAGGTTGAAAGCAATCCATCATTTAAGGAGAAGCTAGAAAGCCGCCAAAATATGTATGGCAAGGCTGGATCAAAGTCAGCACAAATCGAAACAATTCTGAGAGATAGTTTTGCAGCTGATAAACCTGCCGATCCTGTTGCTTGGTCTGTTGGCGATGTTGTTGCTGAGATTGGTGCAGCAATACCGAATGAGCCACCTGCATGTCAGCATGGTCATATTCTGAAAGAAGGAATCTCTAAAGGAGGCAAGCCTTACTATGGTTATGTTTGTAAAGCAAAAGAATGTCCGCCTAATTGGGCAACACTTACCGCTAATGGAAAATGGTATTTCAAAGGAGGTGAATAAATGGGTGAATTACAAATAATTGACGGCTCTGGCTTAACTGCCACCTTTACAGATGACGGAGTAAAAGTAGAGCCATCAATGGTTACTTGCGACTTATGCAACGATGACAGATTACTTCATGAGGGCGATCTGCTTCGATGCTATTCCTGCCACGCAATAAACCGAATTCCGTATCATGCCTAATTACGATTACATGTGCGATGGTGAGGGGTTGCTGATTGTATTGGATTTACCAATGGATCATAAAATCCCTCATTGTCAAGTATGCAATGCACCTTTAAGGCGTGTCTTTACAGCTGTTCCTACGATCTTTCGAGGAACTGGATGGGCTGGCAAAGATGGTTAATTTCAGATGTAACTTCTGTTCAGCCAATACTGAGTTTGAATGGCTTGATGGATACCCAGCAGCTGATGGCTTTAGAGTATTTCAATGCCTCAAGTGTTGCGCTGTGGGAACAAAAAACCTAGCAGAATCAACTGACACTCAAGAACCTGTAATGCGCTGCACTAAGTGTGGGTCTTGGATGTTTGCAGATAAGGAGTGCCATACATGTGCGCTAATCATGACGAAATGACGCATCAAATCAATTGGGCTTATCAAAACGAATTGCGTAAGCAATGGCTGTTAGATAATCCGGATGCACAATACATAGGATGGATGTCAATATGAAAGACACGCTGACACGCCGTCAGATTTGGAGTGATGTGATACCCTTAAACGCAAATTCGCTTTCAGAGCGAAAGGGCGATCTGCGAAGCAGAAAGATCGCAAGGTTTGGTTTGGTGATATCTCTGTTCATAGTCTTGAACATAAGCCTTTTAAAAGATGATTCCGTAGCTGCTAACAAGACCAATCATTACAGACAATATGCATTTATACAGCTTAATAACTTAGATCAATTCTATTGTTTAGATGAGTTAAACTTTAAAGAATCTAGATGGAATCCAAAGGCTAAGAATGGTAGTCATCATGGCATTCCTCAAGGTAGATCTAAATGGTTAGCAACAGTTGATGGATTTAAACAAATTGATTGGCAACTCAAATACATACAAAAGCGATACGATAACCCTTGTAATGCTTTAGCACATCATAAGATTAAGGGATGGTATTGAGTAAGTCAGCTCTAAGATCTACCGGATCAACTAGGCATTGGCGATCTATTCGCAGCCGTGTGTTGCGCAGAGATCAGTTCATCTGTCAATACTGTAATCAAGAGGCTACGACTGTGGATCATGTAATTCCTAGAAGGCTCGGAGGCTTGGATGACGACAGCAATCTCGTTGCATCCTGCTCTAAATGTAATTTAAGCAAGGGTGGGCGGTTTTTTGTGAGCAAGAGGACACCACCGACCCCCCGTTCCTTT